TTTGAATCAACAGCGAGCCAAGTTTCTGCTAGCGAGGAGTAAGGGACTGGAAGCCACTTTGGTGGAATGGCTTGGATCAGATCTAATAGGATCTCTAGCTTGTATGCTAGATCCCTATTGGCAGCTCGTCCAAGTTGGCAAGGTTAAAGGTACGAAATCTCGTTTGATTTCTACCCTTTTCCCTGTCACACCGGTTCCAGTAAACCGTACCAGGTACTTTGATTGCATTATTCCTAGTAAGCCATTCATAAAAGAATGGACTACTTCGATTCAATGCAGTCAGAGTTTACTTGGTGGTGGTTATAGTTGTAATCCCCCACTCATAGTTGACCGTGGAACTGCGCTACCTGCGCAAGTCCGCTGTCAAGGCTGGGTGAAGGATACGACTTGGAAAAGTCGTAACCCTGGGGTAAAGAAGGATAAAATTACTCGTCGCTCCCCAAAAGTTGGTTTGCAGTCTCAAGGTGAGTTCGAATTATTTCGACCTCGCTATGAGGCTCCAGGCCAGGCTTTTGGTTGGCGTAACAAGTATACCGATTCGCAGGTATATTCTGGCGGACATACGTCCATTTCCAGAACATTTTCCTACGTATACGGTTCCTTCTCAACTCCCAACTCCTCTGTTAACAGCGACCAAGTCAAGCTTTGGCCGATAACTGAGAATACGTATGCTACTGGCGTCATGGCTAAACACCTTGACGCTATGATGGCACGTTGTGTGCCTCAACGTAGATACTTCAATCTCTTTTATCAGCTCGGTGAACTAAAGGACCTTCCTATGACTTTGAAAGGAACTTTGGGACACTGGCTTGACTTAGAGTCCGCGCTCGGTAGGGAGAGCTATGTCAACGCTCTCCTTAACCGATCGTGGTGGACTAAAAGTCGGGTGAGGTCAATAGCTCCAGAACTGGAGCGAGTTGGCATCAGACGACCCTTGGATCAAGCTCTTGGCGACCTTTACTTGAACTTCAAGTTTGGTTGGCAAAGCATGTTCCAGGCTGCTGTTAACTTGGCGAACAAACCGCAGCACGTTACTAAGGAGATAAACTACCTTATTCAACGTAACGGTAAGTTCACCAAACTGGCTACAACCCAATCTTGGGTTGAACCAGTATCTAGCTTTCCAGGTTTCATAATACCAATCGCAACACCGGATCTACACTATTCGGGCGAAAGTCCGAGTATTGTAGCTACAAGGAAGATTCAACTACGTTGCATGTGTGACGTAGGTATCGTCTTCCCTCCGCTTAGCGTACCCGTTCTCCGAAAACGTCTGTTTTGGGAGAAACTGGGGTTGGTACCTACTCCAGGTGACCTTTATGATTTGGTCCCCTGGACATGGTTAGCTGATTGGTTTCTTGGCTGTGGGGATTATGTCCACCTTATGGACAGAATCCTTGGGCAAGATCACCTTATCAACTATGGCTTCATGTCGTATAAGTCTACGACAGAAGTCAAAGCCAATTGGTATTACACGACCTTTTCTCAGGACGATCTAACCTTTACTCCACCTGGAGGAACCTACACATACCGTACTAACGGTGTTGTGAAAAGTTCTTCTAGATTGGTATTGGAGTATGAACTCCGAAAAGGTATAGATAAGCTTGTGAATGCTAAGACGTATTCTGGGACTGGCTTGCGCCAGGACCAGGCTACGATACTTTCCGCGCTTTTCTCTAAGTTCGGAAAGTAATGCCCGTACGGATGGTCTGTACGGGTGTCTCAACTTCAGCAAGGAAGACCTGTTGTGCTTATAGATCCAATCACGGTAGCGGCGTCCGCTCCAACTCCCGCTTTGAGTTTTGCGGTAGTTTCTTGGGATGGCGAAGGTTCGACACGTAAGGATGTAACCAATGGTTACAACCTCGTGTTCAAACATAACCAAAACAAGAATACGGGCGAACGCCACTATATGCAGATTCAGCAAACTGTTACAGCTGTTGACCCCATCACTGGGGGAAACTCTGTACAGACTGCGTCTGTTTCTATCTCTGCGTCTTTTCCAACCTTTGGTTGGACAGCGGCTCAGAAAGATGCCCTTGTTAAGGCACTAACTGATACGTTGAACGACGCAGACGTGACCATCACGAAGTTTAACTCTTTCCAGAGTTAATTTCGTAGGGCTGGGGTGCTAGGTAATCGCTTAGTACCCTTGAAAGAGGTGTACTATGCGGTTAATCCTAGCGTTACCCATCCTTTTGATGGCGTGTTCTTCTCTTCCTGATGGTGTAACTTGCACTTATCAGTCGGGGAAGATCACGTGTGGATCTGGTAGCACAACACAGGATCTTCTAGCTCATGGAGCAGAAGATGAAAAGCCTGCATGGCCTTCTGTGTTGTCTCTTCATTGATTTGAAGAGACATCATCCTGATGTTGTGGGTCTTGATCGTGATTTGCTTACGATCGAGGCGCGCATTAAAGACGAGGGCGTTGGCTTTCTAGCCACCGCTCTTCCTGCCTTCGGTAAGGCTTTTGATCTAAGCCTTGCTCACGGCAAGATGGCTCACATTCCTGGTTTTGCTAGGAATGGGTCTCTCCCGAAACTCTTTTCGGGTTTGACCAGCCTTGTCTTTTGTGCTAAGACTGGGCATCTGTTGGATAACCCACGTCACGACTGTATACTTACAGTTCGTCAGGTGTGTTATCTGTTTAAGAAGTTCCTTCCTGATGGTTCTAGGCTTGAGAACCTAGATTACTCCACCAAGAAGGCCTTCGCAGATGTCGATGCATCTATCGGGACAGTAGCCCCGTTTCGGTTAGATGCATTGAAACGTGTCTGTTCCTTTATATTAGGTGACCTCGATGAGTTCACCGAACTAAAGTGCAAACACGGCCCAGGCGCGGTTTTCGAGGGATATACTCCGAACCAGAAGTGGTCCGAAGTCTATCGTGGTCTTCTTGAATTTGACCACAGGTTAATGTACGCTGGTTACGATCTTCCTGCAGGTATTCTTGCAGATGATCTCCCAATGTACAACCCCATCGAAGATCACCCCTCTACCGGAGTTGCGAGATTGGTCACTGTTCATAAGAGTTTCTCAGCTCTTAGAACAATTACTGTCGAACCTTGTTTGAATCAGTTTGTTCAACAAGGTTATAACGCATGGTTACGGTCTTGTATAGCCCGTGACCGTGTGCTTCGACAGAGCCTCGAACTTACCGATCAAAAACCAAATCAAGAATTGGCTTTGATCGGCTCCCGGACTGGCGAATGGTGTACGATTGACCTCTCGAGCGCTAGCGATTTACTTTCTCTACAGACCGTGGAGACAGTATTCGCTGATCGACCGAGATTCCTAAAAGGAATTTTGGGTTGTCGTACACCTGAAGTGGATTGCGGTTATACCAAAATCCACCTCAAAAAGTACGCCGGTATGGGTAACGCTACAACTTTTCCAGTTCAATCAGTGGTCTTTGCCATGATAGCCATAACGGCTATCCTTGGATCAACCAAGGAGTTGAGTTATGAAAAGGTTGAGCGTGCCGGTAGAAATGTTCGGGTTTTCGGCGATGATATCATCGTACGATCCGAACATTTTCGGGATGTTGCTGACTGGATCACATGCTTTGGTCTTAAGATCAACCGAAGCAAGACTTTCTCTGAAGGAAACTTTAGAGAAAGTTGTGGTGTTGACGCATTTGGCGGAACTGAAGTTACGCCAGTGTACCTACGCCACGATCCAGGTCAACTCTGCTCGGACCCGAGTCCAGTTGAATCTCTGGTTAGTGTATCCAACCAACTTTGGCTGCGATGCTACTATCAGAGCTCTGAATTTCTACGAAACTCAGTTGAGGCTTCCTTTGGGAGGCTTCCACTGGTTAGAAGAAGTTCAGCTGGACTCGGCTGGAATGCCCGATTTGACGAGTATGAGGTCCAAAGATGGAACCCCATGCTGCATCGGTTCGAAGTTCGAACCGTTGTTCCTATCCCCGTCAGGAGATTGGACGTCTTATCAGACATACCTGCCTTGTTGAAGTTCTTCCATAAGCCGTCTGAAACGGAAATGGATAGAACTCATCTCAAGGTCTCCGTTCGAAGGTTCCGAAAGGGCCTTCGTCGCAGATGGGTGCAGGCCTAGTAATAGGCTTGTATTTTGTCGCTATAT